ACCCGATAGACCAACGGGCACCGACGCAACCCGAGCGTCGGTGCCCGTTGCCATGTTCACCCTAACCAGAGATAGACTTAGTGCCATGACGATCACGACCCCCACCATCCCCGAGCCCGTGCTGGAGGTAGGCCGGGCGTTCGAGAAGCGCCGCGAGATTGCCCAGCGACTCTCCGACCAGGACCGCTACATCGGTGCCGCCGTCCGCACCGCCCGCAAGGCCGGGCACTCGTGGGCGGAGATGGCGCGAGCGGCCAAGGTCAGCGACGTGGCGATCTTGAAGGCCGCGCGCCGCCCGGAGAAGGCGGCATGAGCCCCGCGCGCAAGAAGCCCGAGGCGGAGGTGCCCGCCACCTCGATCCGCATGGTCAAGGTGTCGGACCTCCGACCCGACCCCGACAACCCCCGCGTGAACAGCGGGGCCGTCGCGTACGTGGTCGAGAGCATCCGCCAGTTCGGGTTCAAGGTGCCCATCGTCATCGGCACCGACAATCTCATCCGCGCCGGGCACACGCGCTACCGCGCCGCCGTGCAGTTGGGGCTCCACGAGGTGCCCTGCATCGACGCGAGCGACCTGACCGAAGAGCAACAGCGCGCGTTTGCCATCGCGGAGAACCGCACCAGCGACTTCGCGTTCTTCGACCTCCCGAAACTGGGTGAGGTCGTCATGGACATCCCCGTCGACCTCCTGGCGGGCTTCGACATCGACGCGCTGATCACGCCGCAGGACGAGGAGGACAAGGAGCAGGGGAGCAAGGGAACGCCCGAGAAGCGCCCCGGCCTGGACCTCGCCCCGTTTGAGCGTTACCAGTACGTGATGATCCTGTGCCGCACCGAGTTCGACTACACGAACCTCCTCACCCGCCTCGGCCTGGAGAACACGCAGAAGCGCTACGTGGACGGCGCGCTGAAACAGGGCGCATCGTACGGGCGCGTGATCGAGTACCCCGACTTCCTGGACAAGGTGGACCCGCAGTGAAGGTCGACCTCGCGGCGTTCTGCCGCGACCACGATGTCGCCGTGGTCGTGGTGTCTCGGGACCGCGCGGCCACGCTGGCGAAGTTCACCGACACGCTCCTCGACGGCTACACGCTGTTCTACAGCGGCGAAGGGTACGACGACTACGACTACCGAGCGGTCGAGCGATTCGAGGTTCCACGGGGCCTCCAGGGCCTAAGTGTGGTTCGGAACTACGTCCTCGACACCCTCCCCCAGCGCACGGTCGTGTTCTTCGATGACGACGTGAACGCCGTCTACTGGGTGGCGGGCAGACGCTCCGTCCGACTCGACATCGAACGGGTCAAGTTGGCGATCCTCGACATGGTGGTGCACGCCCACGACCAGGGCTCCACCGCGTTCGGCATGAGCCCCCTCGACCTCCGCAAGTCCAGCCCGCTCGTGCCGTTCCGGCTCCGTGGCGTGTTCGGGACCGTGCTCGGCGTCGTCGGTCGCGACCTTCGCTTCGATGAGCGCAACGTCCTGAAAACCGACTACGACTTCTGCCTACAGTCGATGGTCGAGTCCCGCATCGTGCACATGGACATGCGCTACTTCGCATCCTCAGCGAAGGACGAGTTGGCCGGTGGCAACATGGAGTTCCGAACTCAGGTTCGGCGGAAGCGGGAAATCGACAACCTCATCCGGTGGTGGGGCTCCGACGTGATCGTGCCGAAGGACAACAAGGGCAACGAGAAACTGACGGTGAAGGTGCCATGAGGGTCTTGCAGGTGGGGTACGGCGTCATCGGGCGCGAGGTGTTCACCGACTACTCGGCGGCGCTCGCCGAGGCCGGTCATCGCTACATGGTCACTGACCTGTACAAGGCCGCGCCGACCGGTCACGAGTGGGACGGCCAGCCCATCGACCTCGCCGTGATCCTAGTGAACACCCCGGCCCGCGGCGGGGGCCTGTTCGACTACCACGACATCCTGACCGCGGTTAGGGAGTACAGCGACCTCGCGTCGTTCATCCTCATCCGCTCGACGGTCGGGCTCGACTTCCTGAGCACCCCGCTCTACCGGTCGATGGCAGGCAAGATCGGGTTCAGCCCCGAGTTCTACGGCGCGACGAAGTGGTCACGCCGCGGCCTCCTCGACCTCGACTTCACGATCTACAGCACCGGCGTGCCCGAGTGGTTCATGGAGTCCGTCGACCCCACGTGGTCGCACCCCGACCGGACGCTCACCGGCACCCCCGCCGAGGTGATCCTCGCCAAGTTGGCCGAGAATGCGTTCCTGGCGACCAAGGTCACGTTCTTCCACGAACTCGCGCTCGCGGCAGAGCGCCACGGTGCCGACCCCGAGCGGGTGCGCCAGATCGTCACAGCAGACCCGAGGATCGGCCCGGCGCACTCGCACATGGAGGAGCCCGGCTGGCAGTCGCATTGCTTCGACAAGGACGTACCGGCGTACGCCCGCACCGTCGACTCGACCCTCGTCCGAGCGGCGATCCAGTCGAACCGAGCGACCCTGCTCCCGGCGAGAAAGCCCCCGGTCCCGCCCGAAAACTGATAGGCTATAGGTGTAAGCCAAACACGACCGAAGGGCACACCTCACATGGGCTACCAGCAACGCACAAAGTCGGGCATGGACTTCTATGAAGTCGCCTCCCTCCTCCAGAAGTCGCTCCGCCGGGGGGACTCGACTCTCGCCGCACGAGCGGCCAATGAGTTGTTCCCCCAGTTCGCGAACTACACGTGGAATCGACTCATGACCGTGAGCGCGGAGGACTGCGCCGGGGTCATCACTCACGAGGTCGTCGCGTTGTACGACGCTTGGGTGAAGGTCAACGAGGGCAAGGGCGTGAAGGACAAGGGCCGTATCTTCATCGCGAAGGCCGTGGTTCTGCTCGCGCAGGCGAAGCACTCCCGAGACGCCGACGCGCTCAACATCCTCGTCAGCGACCGACTCCCCGACGATCACTTCATGGCCGAGGTGCAGGAGGCGGAGGCGATCATCGGCATCCCCGCCGAGCAGTTCGAGATTCCCCGCTGGGTGTACGACGTGCACACGCGACGCGGCAAGCAGATGGGGATGACCAAGGCCGACTTCCTCCGCGACGAGGAGGCCGCGCTGACGAACAGCACGAGCATGTACGCGAACCTCGACAAGATGATCGCGAGCCCGACCTACGTCGAGCCCGAGTTCGCTCCGGCACCGGGGTTGTTCGATGTCTGAGCCGCAGATCGTGAAGCGCACTCAGGATGAACTCGTAGCCGAACTCCGGTCACGCTTCGGCGACGACCCGAAGCAGTGGGCGTTCATCTGCCCGCGGTGCGGGGACATCGCTCGGAGCGGCGACTTCACCGACGCGCTCAAAGCCGCGGGCCTGGAAGGGTTCGGCTCGGATCACCTCGGCCAGATATGCGTCGGCAGGCTCCTCGGTGCTCTCGACAAGACGCCCGAGCCCTACGCGGGCCGGGGGTGCGACTGGGCCGCGTTCGGTCTGTTCCACGGCCCCGAGTTCGTCATCCTCCCCGACGGTCGAGAGCGCCCATGCTTCGCCATCGCCCCTGCACCGGAGGGGGGCCAGTCATGACCGACCCTCAGCCTGCCGATGAATCGCCCCGCATCTGGGCGTACACGATCTACGAGCGCCCGTCGGACTACCCCGAGAAGTTCGTGCTCCGTGCCTGGTTCGTGAAGGACGGGTCAGTCGTGGCCTACGAGCCGGTCGGCCTCGCTGACAGCCTGGAGGACGCGCGAGCCCTCGTACCGAACGGTCGCCGACGCATCGGTCGCATGCGGGACGACGACCCGGTGATTGTGGAGTCGTGGGTATGAGCACGACACTCGAACTCATCGCCGCCGAACTGCCCCGGCACGTCGACCTGTTCCTGTTCGAGGAGGTGGACGACCCGGTGGGCGGCATCTACCGCCGCGACACCGGCGGGCTCCGGTGCTCCTGTGGCGACTGGCAGGCACCGGCGGGACCATACCCGCAGATGACTCGACCCCGAGCGGCGTACCACGAGCACGTCGCCGCGGCGATCCAGCGGGCCATCATCACCGACACGGTGGTCGACACCCTCAACGCCGTGAACGAGCGGATCATCGTCCCTCGAATCGGATCGTCGTACATGCGCGAGATGGACCGCGACATCGTGACGCTCCGGGCCGCGGCCTCTGCCCTCATCCTCCTGATCGGAGACGCCGATGTCTGAGCACCCCGACGCACCCCGCATCGAGCAGTCGAACGACATCAGCGGGATCATCCTCCAGGCGACCGGCGTGGAGCAAGGGCACTTCATCGTGCTCCACGACCGGTTCGCCATCGCCGACGCGCTGTGGGAGGCCGGATACCGCAAGGTCGACCTGACCGCCCTCCGTGATCTGATCGCTGAGCACGAGCGCCGGGAGAAGCACAACGCCGAGGTGCCCCTCAATCGACTCAGCGACCTCCAGCCCGAGCCGACCGCGGCAGAGTACCGGGCGGCTCTCGGATCGGACCTGTCATGAGCAACCTCACCCGCGGGGACTTCCGACGCTTCGCGCTCGCGATGGACGTGCTGGCCGAGCCCGACGCACAGGCCCGACTCGCTCAGGCGCAGATGCTCTCCGCCGCCGCAGCCCCCGACGACCTCGTGGCCGTCATCGCGAAGATCAGCGCACAGGGCCGAGTCACGATGGAAGCGCTGAACCAGATCGCGAGCATGGGCTACACGCTCCCCCCACGACCCGAGCCCGACCAGCAGACCCGAGACGAGGTGGTCGACTCCCTGGTGCGCGGACTCCCCGACCTCCCGCCCGGCGTCGGCGGCGGCATCCACGTGCACCTGGACGACATCAGCATGGCCCTCCGCCGTGCATACACGCTCGGACGAATGACCTAACCGCGGGTAGACTCAGACGACCAGACGCCTATCCCTGGGAGGAGCCCCGTGACGACTATCCAGCCGCCCCGCACACCCGCCAAGCGCAAGCGCGGAGGCATCAGCACACTGAGCCCCACCCGACTCGGAGGCGTCGCGAGCGCGATCATCCAAGGCGACAGCATCACCGCCGCATGCGCCAGCGCCCTCGTCCCCCCCACCACCTACCAGACGTGGATGCAGAGAGGCGAAGCCGCCATCATCCAAGCCCGCACCGACCTAGACGAACCCGACATCGAAGGACGCATGTGGGCCTGGATCGAGGCGGGCGGCGGCTTCGGCATGTGCGACGCCCGGCAATGGTACTGGGACTCCAAACCCCCCGCCTGGTGGCCCAAAACCCTCACCGACCGATGGACCCATGTCGTGTTCGTCGTGGTGGTCGCGTACGCACGCGCGAGGGCGGAGCAGGTGTACCGGGCCACGGTGACTCGTGCGGCTCAGGGCACGGCGGGTCAGCCCGCGGATTGGAAGGCGGCTCAGTTCATGCTCACGCACTCGTTCGGGTGGCGTGATGCGAGCCGGGTGGAGGTCACGGGCGCGAACGGTGGGCCTATCGAGGTGCAGGCGAACCAGGAGCAGGTGCTCGCGGCGCTGGCGGCTCTGGCGCAGAAGCGGCGGACGTTGCAGATCGCGGAGTCGGACTGATGCCCCGGTGCGTGTCGCCGGTGGTTCCCTCGACTCCGTGCACGCTGGGCCGGTCCCCGTTCGGCTTCATCCCGTGGCCTGGCCCCATCGTGCAGTACGTGTACGAGGGCTTCGCTGTGCCGGTGTGGGCTGACCGAGTGCTCCCCTCCTCGACGCTAACCCCCGTTCGGATGGCGGAGGTGGAGGCAGGCATCGAGCGCATGGCTGAGCAGATGTCCCGAGCCGCCGGGATGACCAGCGAGAGCATCGCTGACGCTCTCCGCCGGATGGCAGAGCAGGTGCGTCGATGACCGACGTGCTCGACACCCTGCTCGACATCCCCGAGGAGGAGCAAGCCGCCCTCCTCGCCGCCATGCCCGAAGCCGCCGACATCGTGTACCAGCGGGTCCGACAGGAACTCGCCGAAGCATCCCCGCTCGGCCTGGCACAGGTGATCAACGCCGGGCACCGCGACCTCCCGCACCTCGACTACCTCGACGCCCGACTGCTAAGGGCGGTTCGGAAGGTCGAGGCCGGAGAGTCCCAGTTCATCCGCATCAGCATGCCCCCACGATCCGGCAAGTCCGTCACCACGTCCGAGTACCTGCCCCTGTGGCTCCTGGCCCGGCACCCCGAGTGGAGAGTCGGCCTCATCTCCCACGCCCCCGGCCTGGCCGCTGGGTGGGGCCGTGCCGTGCGCCGCATGATCGAGGAGAACCGCGAGACGCTGGGGCTCGAAGTCGCGCGAGACGCGGGCTCAGTGACCGACTGGGAGACGACCAAGCGCGGCGGCATCTCCAGCCGATCCGTCGGACAGTCCATCACCGGTCGAGGGTTCAAGGTCATGATCGTGGACGACGTGGTGAAGGACTACGCCGACGCCGCGAGCGAGACGCGCCGCCAGCACCTCCGCGACTGGTGGCAGACCACCGCCCGCACCCGACTCGAACCGCCCGGCCTGGTCATCGTCATCGGCACACGCTGGCACGAGGACGACTTCACCGGCTGGGTAGACACCGCCGGTGACCCGTTCCAGACGATCATCTTCGAGGCCATCGCCACCGAGCACGACGACCTCGGCAGAGCCCCCGGCGATCCCCTGTACTCCCCGTTCGTCACCGAGACGCGCGAGGAGGCCCTGGCCCGGTGGTCCCAACTCGAAGTCGCCGTCGGCCCGTACGCATGGGCCGCGCTCTACCAGCAAGACCCCCAGCCCGCGGGCGGCTCCGTGTTCAAGCGCGACTGGTTCCACTACTGGACCCGCGACCCGAACCTCGTCAGCGATCACACGGTCCTCCTCGTGCCCGAGACGACGCCCGGCCTCACGTGGCTCGACTCGTGGGATGTTGCTATCGAGGAGACGGAGAGCGCCGACTTCACCGTCGGCCAGCGCTGGGCACGCGACCTCGAAGGGCGCATGTTCCTCATCGGCCAGGTGCGACAGCAGACGCAGTTCCCCGACACTCTGGAGACGTTCAGGCAGTGGGCGAAACCGGACTCCCTGCTCGGCACCGGGCGCAACGTCTACCGCCGGGTCGTGGAGCGTGCGGCGAACGGCTACGCGGTGATCAACACCCTGGAGCGCGAGATTCCCGGCGTCGAGGGCATCAACCCGAAGGGCTCGAAGGAAGTCCGCGCGAACGCGGTCACGCCCGAGGTCGCCGCGGGGATGGTGCACCTGCCTCACCCGTCCGAGCCCGGCAACGAGTGGGTGCACAAGTACCTCGATGAGATGGCGAAGTTCCCGAACGCGAAGAACGACGATCAGGTCGACGCGACGACACAAGCCCTTCTGACGCTCCGGGTGGGCGCGGGGATGACTCACATCCAGAACCCGGCGGATCGGTCCCCTGGCCTGGCCTCGACGGCTGGGAGGACCATCAGCGCCGCGAGGACGGGTGTCCGACGGTCAGCGGCAGGCTAACCCCGATTAGACATGACCCGATCAGTGGGCTAGACTATAGGTGTAAGCCAAACCGAACCGAAAGGCAGACCGATGACCGGCAACCGCTATCACGAGCCCTGGAGCACCGAACTCGCGAGCGACTACTCGCTCCCCATCGAGGAGGTCGACGCGGCAATCGACAACGCCCTCGACACCGCGGCCATGCAGGACGGCTGGAACGGCATCCCCGAGTTGACCGACCGCATCTGGAACCGCATCGGCTCCGACGTGGAGAACGACCTCATCCAGCGCTCCCGTGACCTCATCGAGGACATGGCGGTGACGGCATGAGCGAGGCGAAGCGCGAGAAGAAGGCCGACACCATCGCCGCACTGCTGGCGAAGGCCGAGTCCACCACGCCCGAGGAGGCCGAGGCTCTGCGCGAGCACGCCTACCGGCTCATGGAGCGGTACATGATCGACCAGGCCGTCATCGACGCCCGACGCGCGAAGTTGGGCCAGGCGTCCGAGCAGATCGTCACCAAGATCATCTCGTTCGAGGGCATGTACCGGAAGGACATGCAGGCCCTCGGCTCTCAGGTCGTGCACGCGCTCGGCACCATGCGACCCCTCATCTCGAACGGCAGGCTCACCGCCTCGCTCCACATCGTCGGGTTCGAGTCCGATGTCGCTCAGGCGGAGGTGCTGATCCGATCCCTCGAAGTGCAGGCGCTCCTCGCGGTGAAGGACTGGTGGTACAGCGTCCGCGACACGTTCGAGTTCCGGTATCACACCGACTCCGAGAAGGTGCGAGCCCGCCACACGTTCGTCACCGCCTTCGGCATGGGCGTCGGCGAGCGCATCGAGGCGAACCGCAATCAGGTCGTGCAGGAAGCCGGGAGCGGCACCGACCTCGTGCTCCTCGACCGGAAGTCCAAGGTGGACGAGCACGTGGACGGCATGAACCTCCGCAACACCCGCTCCCGCCGCAAGTACGACCCGAACGCCTTCGTCTCCGGCGTCGCCGCGGGCCACCGAGCGAACACCGGCGAGCGCTCCGTGTCTCAGGGCCGCGGGCTCCCGGCAGGGCGGTCATGATGCTCCCCGCTCTCCGGCAGGAGCGATCCCCGAACCTCGTGAGCGTCTGGGTGGACGGCGTGCGCTACTGGTTCTCGTTCGAGTCGTGCATCGCCTTCCGGGTGTCCGGTGAGGAGCGCGTCATCTCGGAGAACGTCTGGTCGGCCAAGACCGGCAGGCACCTCAACCTCGTCGGCCCGAAGTCCGACCGCATCCCGCACGAGGAGTTCCTTCGACGGTTGGAGCAGGTGCAGGCCCGGCGACTGACCGAGGCGGAGGCCGCACGTGGACGCTGAGCCCGAGTTCCGCATCGTGTGCGACGGCGGTTGTGGGCGGGTGATGGTCACCTCTCGACCGACGGTGCTGTGGACGGTGACCACGTGCCCCGAGTGCCTGGCCGCACGCCCTAACTCCGATTAGACATCCTGTCATCCGTGGGCTAGACTATAGGTGTAAGCCAAACCCCGACCGAGGAGGCACCATGAGCGTCACCGCTCCCACCCGCCCGATCCTGCTCAGCATCGAGCAGACCGACAAGCCGCTCCGATTCGCCGAGCGCGGCAAGGCCCACGGCGGGATCGTCTGGGTGATCCAGCCCGGCGACCCCGAAGCCCTCCAGCGGGCCATCGACATGGTGAACACCTACGGTGGACCGAACGCCTGGAGCATCACGGCGGTGGGAGCGTGACCGACATCGCGAGCGGCATGATCGCCGCCTTCCGGCTCAGCCTCATCCAGCGGCACATCTTCTGCCCCGTCAGCGGTGCCGTGCTCGACATCCGCACCGCCCGGTTCGTGCTCGACGCCGACGGCGACCCGTACCTGCCTCTCTCCCCCGAGGCCGCGGCGAAGATCGAAGCGTCCCTCGCCGCCGGTGAGCCCGCCCTCCGCGAGGGCTACACGCTGGAGGCCGCGAAGTGACCGGGGCGCTCGGAGCCTACGGCATCCGACAGGTGCCCTCCAGCACGCCCGGAGCGATCACCTGCGGCTCCTGCGGGCGATCCTGGACCGAGGACATCACCCCGGCGGGACGGTGCCCGTGGGAGGCCGAGCACGAGCCCGAGCGTCCGCCGGTCAACCTGGACGACTACGAGGCCCAAGTCCACGGTGAGAGCGACGACCCCTGGCTGGTCCACACCGTCTGTGGCGAGCACCTGTGCGACATCGAGCACGACGACACGCTCGCCGTGCTCGTATCCGTAGCCCGCGACCACGACGGGAAGTGCGGCGCATGATCCTCACGCACTGGTCCCCCGAGCCCTTCGTCCTCGACCGCGAGCGCACCTACAGCCAGGAGGAGTTCGGCAACGGCAAGCCCCGCGGGCTCTGGCTCAGCGACGAGTCCGACCTCGGCTGGAAGGAATGGTGCGAGTCCGAGCAGTGGGGGCTCGGCAACCTCTCGCACTCGACCGAGTTCGAGCCCGTCGAGGATCACGGGCTCCTGATCATCCCGTCCGCCGCCGACCTCCGGCAGTTCACGAGCATCTACCGCGGCCACCCCGTGTTCCGCGGGGCCGGGGGCACGTCTCTCGGCTCCCACTGGATCAACTGGGAGCGCGTTGCCGCGAAGTACACCGGCATCGTCATCACCCCGTACCAATGGTCCGCCCGGATGGACCTCGACAGCATGTGGTACTACGGCTGGGATGTCGCGAGCGCCTGCATCTGGAACCTCGACGCGATCCGTCAGGTGGTGCGGGCATGACCGACACCGACGACCGGCCCCTGGTCCGCTCCGAGGTCACCTACCGCCTCCGCGTCGTCCACGAGGTCACGGCGAAGGTCGAAGCCACGGTGACGATCCTCCGCTCCGACGTGGCCCGCTGGCTGGAGTGCGACGAGGCGGACCTCACTCAACGCGACCTGGAGGCGTACGTCACCGAGTTCGAGTACGACGACGGCGAGCCGCTGATCACCGAGGATCAGTTCGAGTTGCGGAGCATCGAGGACTGGGACAGCGCCGACGTGGAAGTGCTCAGCGAGGAGCGGCAGACCATCGTGCCGCCGTCGTTCGTGCCGCTCCCCGGACTGGAGGGTCGACTGTGATCGAGGTCTGGTGTGAGGGGTGTCAGTGCTGGTGGCCGATGACCTCGGTGCACGCGCTCCAGTTCCCCCGCCGGGGATCGACCCGGTACGCACGCCGCGTGCGGTGGACCCCATGAGCACGGCCAACTGCTACGGGTGCGGGAGGTTCGCCAGAGCCACGACCCGCTACCAGTACAACGGGTGGTGGAACTGCCTGTACATCACGACTCATTGCGCCCGGTGCGGCGACATCGAGGTCTGCGAGACGTGACCGTTCACAGCACCCACACGGCTAACCGTGGTTCGACCGTCTGCTAGACTATAGGTGTAAGCAAAACACACCGACCAGAAGGGCAGACCGCCATGAGCACCACCAAGACCGTCCAGATCAGCCAGACCAACTCCGGCGTTCTCGCCGCCGAACTCAACGCCGCCATTCACGGCGGACGCGAGGTCACCCTCAACGGCGAGACGCCCGTCGTCCCCGTCGGCGGAGAGCCCGTGCGCGCGTACATGAACGGCACGCTCTCCTACCTCATCGCGGCGAAGGCCCCCGGCAAGACGCGCGAGCGCTTCGTCAAGATCGGGCACATGCTCGAAATCTCCAGCGAGGCCCCCGAGAGCCACGGCGAGGCCCCTCACGCGATGGTGAAGCCCTCGAAGCGCCGCACCTCGACCAAGCCCACCTTCCAGCCCAGCGAGGACGCACAGGCCACCCCCACGGCCCCGGCGAAGTCGAAGGACGGGAAGCACCCCATCGAGGCCACGTACAAGGGTGAGACGGGCTACCTCGTCGTGCGGACGGCGAACGGCCACTACCGCTACGGCGTGACGATGGACGAGTCGAAGGCCACCCTGTTCAAGCCGGGCGGATCGTACGAGCGCCACGCCGCCCGCGCCGAGAAGGCCGGGCTCAAAGTCGCCGCCTGATCGACACGCGCAAGCCCCGAGAGTCCATCGACCCTCGGGGCTTACCGCTGTTAGGCTGGAGGGGTGAGCCAAGCCATCCCCCCCATCGCAGACAACCCGCCCGGATCGTACGCCTGGTGCGGTGACTGCGCCTGGAAAAACGACACCCCACGGTGCGAGGCCATCGGTCGCGCGCACTCCGAGACGTTCCAGCACGTCGTCCACGTGTTCGAGCCCGAACCCGAGGAGGGCTAACTGTGGATAACCCTGTGAGTAAGGTCGCGGGCTGGGGACTACTCCTCCTCGCCACCGCCCGAGCCACCCGCTTCGTCACGTCCGACTTCCTCGGCGAGTGGACAGTCGTCCGACCGGCGAAGCGCTGGGCTCACGACGCTGAGACTCCTCGCCCTCGAACCCCGGACCCGACACAGCCGCGCCCGCCCGGCATCCTCACCCGCGAGCAGGAGTGGGCACGCATCCGCGAGGAGGACGACCCGAACCCGGATAACGGCTGGCGGTCGAAGTTGGTCAAGGGCCTCGACTGCCCGTTCTGTGTCGGGTTCTGGATCGGCGGGGTGATCCTCCTCGGCGAAGCGACCATCGGCAGGAGCCCTCTCCGGCCTCTCTGGAGGTTCGGAATCGCGATGCTGGGACTGAACTACCTCGTGGGCCACATCTCGTCCAGGATCGACGGATGAAGTTCCTGGCGGGGTGGATCGCGGGGCTGGCGACCGCATGGGCGGCTCTTGCGATCTGGAACCGCATCCCTCCGTTTCCCGACATCGAGCCCGAGCCCGCCTGGCGCTCCGGTCGCCCCGGCTTCCATGACTCGACGGCGGGAGGCTCGTGGCCCCCTCCGCCGACGACCGATCCGCATGCGTTCTACTGAGTTGACCCCGAGCCCTAACCCCCGCTAGGATCGACGCAAGGGAACAGCCCAGGCAACCGCTCCTCGGAGCAACTGACTTGTTTGATCACGTGGAATCCTGGCGAGACACGTGAAGCCGCCGGAGCGGGGTAGGCCACCTCATATGCGCACCGGAGCAGACATTAGGGAACGGCCAGCAGAGCCCCGTCGGAACCACACTCCCGACGGGGCTCTGTAGTTCTATCCCCAGTAAGTGCGAGAATGGCCGACATGAGCGCTCCCCGTATCTACGTCCCCATCGAGGGAGGTCCGTCGCCGTCCGACCTCCCGGACAGCGGCGCGATCATCCCCCGTCAGCCCGACCGCGTGGCCGCCCCACGCCCGAAGCCCATGCAGTCCCTCGTCGCCGCCGCGACACGACTGACCTCCGAGACGCTGGGCAGGGGCCGCGGACGCCGCGCCTCCGCCGAAGGCTGGCAGGAGGATGCGTGGGAGATGTACGACCTCGTGGGCGAACTCCGGTTCATCACGAACCTCCTCGCGAACCAGCAGTCCAAGGCCCGGTTCTACGTCGGCACCATCGCCGAGAACCCCGACGACCCGCCCGTGCCGGTCGAGGATGAAGTGCTCATCGACGCGCTGGAGTCCATCGGTGACGGCCCCTCCGGGCTCTCGCAGTTGGTCCAGCGGCTCGCGGTGAACCTCCAGATTCCCGGCGACTCGTGGCTCGTCGGCATCCCGAAGGACATGCTTCCCGACGCCGACCCGAACGTCATCGTCACGCGCTCCGCTGACGGCTCCGTGCGGCTGGACGATCTGGTCTGGTACACGATGTCGGTGACCGAGGTGTCGTTCCCCTCCCCCGAGGAGGTCGCCATCGTCATGGGCGAGAACGCCCAGCAGGACACGATCAAGGCGTCGCCTGACGACCTGTGGCTCATCCGCGTGTGGAAGCCGCACCCCCGCCGGTTCTGGCAGGCCGACTCCGCCACCCGCTCCGCACTCCCCGTGCTCCGCGAACTCGTCGGCCTGACCATGCACATCTCGGCGCAGATCGACTCCCGCCTCGCCGGTGCCGGTGTGCTCCTCGCCCCGGACTCTGCGGCACGTGCGGCGAAGCGAGCGCTCGGCCTCCCCGAGGACGGCCCCGACGACCCGTTCACCGACGCGCTGATCAAGGCGATGATGACGCCGATCAGCGACCGGTCGAACGCCAGCGCCTACGTCCCGCTCGTGTGGACGATCCCCGACGAGTCCGAGCCCCACTTCCGGTTCATGGACTTCTCGAAGCCGCTCGACGCTCAGGCGAAGGACATGCGCGACGAGGCGATCCGCCGGTACGCGCTCTCCGCGGATGCCCCGCCCGACCTCCTGCTCGGCATGGGCGGGATGAACCACTGGGGCATGTGGCTCGTGCAGGAGGACACGGTGCGCGCTCACGTGGAGCCGCCCCTGGCCCTCGTCTGCGACGCGCTGACCACGCAGTACATCCGCGTGCTCATGAAGGAACTCGGCACGTACACCGACGAGGTGATCGACAACACCGTCGTCTGGTACGAGGTCGACCACCTCATCGTCCGCCCGAACCGCGGTCAGGATGCACGCGACGCTCACGCCTCCGGTGCCATCTCCGACCAGGCGTTCCGCGACGCTCTCGGCTTCTCCGAGGACGACGCCCCGCCGATGGGCCTCGACCCCGCCGTCAGCATGGCCCTCGACATGATCCGCGAGAAGCCCGACCTCATGGTGGACCCCGGCCTCCCCGAGGTCGTGCGGCAACTCCGCGAGGTGCTGGGCGGCAACGCCACCGGCGACAACGCGGGCGTGGCGACACCGGCAGACCCGGCATCCGATGTCGAGGTCGGCGGGTCCACCCCGACCGAATCGAAGCCCGCACCGGCACCGGCAGGGCTCTCCGGTCGCATGCGCGAGTCGATGAGCCTCAGCGAGTTCGAGTCCATCGTGGCAGGCCAGCAGTGACCGGCATCCCGTCCCCGTGCCCGTGTTGCGGGGCCTACAGCCTGGCCCCCGACTCGGAGACGACGATCCTCGTGGCCGTGTGCGACGTGCTCGTGGTCAAGGCGCTGGAGCGGGTTGGCGCGTTCCTGATCCGCGGCTCACGCTCCCGCTACGAGGCCGCGAAGGGCATCCCCCTCCACCTCGTGCACACGCACTGGAAAGCGCCCGACGTGCTCACCGAGCGGGCTCTCCGCGGCGCGTGGGACGTGGTGCCCGCGCTCCTCGACTCCCACGGGTGCTGTGATGTCCCCAGCGAGGGCGTCATCGGGTGCCTGGACGACTACGTGCACGACCTCGTGCTGACCGGCACGGAGCACTCCGTCCGCGGCGACGGCGGTCTGGAGTACCGGTTCATCACCCGCCTCGGCCTGGCCCTCCCCGAGCATGAGCACGTGGATGCCTAACCCCTGGTGGGGTCTGCCCCAGCCGATCCTCGACGTGATCGAGGACCGGCACCTGTTCGATGAGGAGGACTGCGATGGCTGACGACCTGAACGTCGAGTCACCCGCCGCGGCCTTCGCTCGGCAGGCCCGCATGGAAGCCAAGGTCGAGACGGCGCTCCGGTGGGCGATCCGCGAGTTCCTGGCCGACGTGGAGACGCTGGCACAGCGGGACCGCACGTACATGAGCGCGGGCTCGGTGTCGCAAGCCTGGTCCGACCGGATGAGCGCCGAAGCCCTGTCCACTCGACTCCCCGAGGACGTGGCCCGCTACGTCGCCGAGGTGCAGGCGCTCGCCGACACCCCGAACCAGGCTTACGACACGGCGATGGCGGTGCTCGGAGCGGCAAGCGAGAGGGCATGGTCGGCTGAGGTCACCAGTGATGTCCTGACGCTCGCGCTCCGGGCCGACTCCCCTCGGCTGGCCCTCACCGCCGCGGCAAGCCCCCGACGGCAGAGGGCTCGTGAAGCGTTCGACGCCGCGTTCGGCGCGACCGACGGCATGTCCTGGTACGACGTGGCGAAGCGGGACGCCCGCACGGCGGTGACCGGCCTCGACGGGATGCTCTCGACCGAGGCGATGCGCCGACAGGGCTACGGCTACAAGCAGTGGGTGGCCCGGCAGGATGAGCGCACTCGACACACGCACGCCGCGGCGAACGGCCAGCGAGTGCCGGTCGGACAGCCCTTCTCCGTGGGGGGTGCTTCCCTCGACCACCCTGGCGACCGGCGCGGCCCCGCGGGCGAGGTGATCAACTGCCGGTGCATCACGGTCGGCGCGAACTCCCCGGCTCAGGGCTCGACGGCGCTGGCGTTCATCTCGCCCTAACTCGGATTAGACATTCCCCCTCCGGTCGGTTAGACTATAGGTATCAACCAGATAGACCAACCGAGGAGCGGAACCGTGGAAACGACATTCGAGAGCCTGCTCGCCCAGATGAGCGAACTGACCTGGATGCCCCTGGACGCACGCGAGCAGTTCGACGCGATGCTCCGCGAGAACTTCACCGGAATGGTCAACGACGACGAGGAGCAGGACCGATGAGAACCGCATTCGTGAACGAGCACCAGGACAACTACTTCGACGCCGAGGAGGCCGGAGTCGCGGCCCACACCGCCCAGAGCAAGTTCCCCCGCGAGACGACCATCGGCTCGCTCGACCGCGACCACGAGCGCTTCCCCGACACCGCGTTCCCGTTCTCGGGCGACCACCTCGGAGCGTTCTCCCACCGCGAGACGACGCCCGACGGCGACCCCGGCGACGAGATTCGCCGCGAGCGCATCCACACCTCCGACATCAGCCTGTGGGCGATGGTCGCCGCCTGATCGACTGACCGAGAGCCCCCGCCATCCACCCGGCGGGGGCTTTTCGCGGCACGGCATCCTAGCCCCGGTTGGGATCGTTCGGTAGTCTGAGGGCATGAGCGCATTCGACCGCATCCGCGAGGCAGACGCCCGGCGTCGCATCCAGAGCGACGTTCGCGCGCTCGTCTCGTACTCGATGGCCGTCGCCGAGGCACCTGCCGAGGAGGAGACGACCGCATTCGAGTACCCGGCGACCGCGCGCTGGGAAGGTGTCATCGGCTACGAGGATCAGATGACCGGCGACGGTCGCATGATCGCCGGTAACGCCCTGACGTGGGACTTCTCCGTGGAGACGCCCAACCTTCGATTCGTGACCGAGGACGTGGGTGCCCACGACGGCGCAGTCACGGTCGGCAAGGTGCTCGGCATCGAGCGTCGCGACGGCGGAGCGATCTGGGCTCACGGCGACTTCGACATGGCATCCGACGAGGGCCGCGAGGCGTACCGTCAGGTCAAGCAGGACCGCCAGAACGGCGTCTCGATGGACATGGACGACGTGTCGTTCGAGATTCGCGTGGCGGGCGAAATCTTCGATGAGATGCAGGACATGATGGCCGTCCTGTTCGAGGAGGAGGGCGACGCTCCCGAGGCGGAGGAGCCCGAGCGCGACGAGGAGGGCCGCGTCAAGGTCGCCGAGATTCACAGCGACGACGAGGTGATGGTCACCACGTCTGGCCGCATCCGCGCGCTGACCATCGTGGCCGTGCCCGCCTTCGCCGGTGCTCGCATCAACACGACCGAGGCCCCCGCCGCCGACGCCGGTGACGACGAGGACGACTCGGTGAAGTCGACCGACTCGATGGCCCTGGTCGCCGCCGCCGCACCAGTCCAGCCGCCCGCGGCCTGGTTCGAGAACCCGAACCTCTCCGGCCCGACTCCGCTGACGATCACCCCCGAGGGTCGCGTCTACGGTCACGCCGCCCTGTGGGGCACCTGCCACCTCTCGCACACCGCGGGCGGCAAGTGCGTGTCCCCGCCGAACAGCCCCTCGAACTACGCCTGGTTCCACACCGGCGCGCTGGAGACGGCTGAGGGCGACATCCTCTCGGTCGGGCACTTCACGATGGGCACCGGCCACGCGGCGGACACGCTCACCGCGGCGGAGACGGCATCGCACTACGACAACACGGGCCGCGTCGCCGCGGACGTGCGCATGTACGAGGACCAGTGGGGCATGGCCTTCGCCGGTGGCCTCCGCCCCGGCCTGACCCCCGAGCAGGTGCGCGAGTTCCGTGCGGCCCCCATCTCCGGCGACTGGCGACGTGTCGGCGGTGCTCTGGAGTTCGTGGCGGGCCTCTCGGTCAACGTCCCCGGCTTCGGCGTCCCGCGCCCGCACGGTCGCATCTCGAAGAACGAACTCACCTCGCTCGTGTCGAGCGGCATGGTGGTCAACCTGCCCGAGCCCACGGTTGAGGGCCTGAGCACAAGGGACGTGGCGTACCTGCGCGCGTTCATCGACAAGGAGCGACGGTCGGACCTCGACCGGCTCGCCGCTCGACGTAACCGAGTCAAGGTGTCGCAGTTCGCGCGACGCCGGAAGGGCAAGTGATCATGGGCTGTGCATGCAACAAGCAGAAGTCGAACGGCCTCGCCGCCAAGCGCGCTGAGGCACCGGCACCCACCCCCACCGCGAAGGCCGCGCCGACGACCCGGACCTCCGGTGTCGCGGTGACGAGTGCTCGCGCACCGATGAGCGGGCGCACCCAGTCGTTCGCTCTGGAGCAGGGCGGACGCACCTCGACGTTCGGCTCTCGACTGGAGCGCGACGCCGCCGCGATCCGATCCGGCGCACGCCCCGCATAGACCGCCCCCCCCAGCGGCGCGCGGGACCGTCCCCAACGGTCCTGCATCCCCAGCCCCGGCCCGTCACACCTCACAGTGGCGGGCCGGGGTCATTTCGTTGTACAGTGCGAGGAGACGTGATGGCGGTTCGGGCCTGCGGACGATGATCCGTTCACCCCGACCAGGAGGCCACTCGTGTCCACCATCTCGCGCCGGTTCCGCCCGTCGCTCATCAGCCTCGCGACCGCCTACGCCGACCAGGGCGAGGAGTCGCTGGAACTTCCCGAGGATCTGTCGACGCTCAGCGACGACGACCTTTCCGCTCTCCAGACCCGTGCAGGCGAGGCGTTCGACGCCCTCTACACCGAGGACGGTGCGCTCTCCGATGAGGAGTTCGCGACCGCCGCCGCGCTCACCGACGCCATCGAAGCCCTCGCGGGCGAGCAGACCCGTCGCGAGGAGGCCGGTGCCCAGCGCCGCGCCGACGCCGAGGCCCTGCGCAACCGCGTCTCCGCGGCATCCGGCGACACCTCGACCGACGGCGACGACAACGCCGACGACGCGGAGGACGACGCTGACGCCACCGACGACGAGGACGCCGACGCTGAGGACGCCGACGACAACGCCGACTCGGAGGACGACAACGCCGGTGAGACGATCACCGCATCCGGTCGCCGCCCGCTCTCGATCAACCTCTCCTCGGCGAACCGCCGCTCGCGCCGGTCCCAGCCGAAGCGCAAGCAGGAGGTCGCCGCGCGCTCGATGCGCGACTACGCCTTCTCCGCCACGGAGGAACTGGGTCGCCCGATGAACGAGGGCATCACCCACGCCGAGGCCGGTCAGATGCTCGGCAAGCGCCTCTCGACCTTCCCGCAGTCCTCGTACGCCGCCGCGGCGAAGCGTGGTCAGCACATGCGCGAACAGCACCCCCTCATGGTGTTCAAGCGCGACATGCCCGCCGACCTGATCGTCGCATCGGCGAACAGCGTCGAGGAGGCCAGCCAGGTCATCCAGCGTGCCGTCGACCAGTCCCGCCTCCCCGGCGGTGCGCTGACCGCGGCTGGCTGGTGCGCCCCGTCCGAGCCGATGTACGACATCTGCACCACGGCGTCGCGTGACGGCCTCGTGTCGGTCCCCGAGGTCGGCGTCTCGCGCGGTGGCCTGCTGATCCCCCGCACCCCGTCCTTCGCGGAGTTCTACGACCAGATCGGCTTCCACTTCACCGAGGCCGACGCCATCGCGGGACGCTACGCACCCGGCGAGAACCCCGGCGACCCGAACGTCGTCGGCGACAAGCCGTGCTTCGAGATGCCGTGCCCCACGTGGGACGACGTGCGCCTGGAGGGCGACGGCCTCTGCCTGACGGCGGACCTCATCACCCAGCGGGGCTACCCGGAGGGCCTGGCATGGGCCACCGAGAACGCCCTGATCGCGCACGATCACAAGATCAGCGCGCGCCGCATTCAGAAGATGGTCGCGGGCTCCACCGTCCGCACGATGACCACGGGCACGGTCGGCACCACCGCACCGCTCCTCGCGGCCATCGAGGTCCGCGCTGAGGCGATCCGCTACAACGGTCGCCTGTCGCGCAACACGCTCCTCGAAGGCATCTTCCCGTTCTGGGTCCGCGGCGCGATCCGCCAGGACCTCAGCGTCCGTCTGGGCGTCGACCTCCTCGAAGTCGACAACGCCCGCATCGACCGCTGGTTCGCACAGCGCGGCATCGTCCCGCAGTACGTGTACGACTGGCAGATGCTCCCGATGAACTCGATCACCTGGCCTGCCACGGTGTCCTTCCTCATGTACGAGGCGGGCGCGTGGATCGGCATGGTGGACGACATCATCACGCTCAACACGGTCTACGACTCCACGATGCTCGGCCAGAACAAGTACACGGCCCTGTTCACCGAGGAGGCGTGGAACATCGCCGCACGTTGCGGCGAGTCCGAGGTCATCACCGTCCCGATCAACTCGAACGGCGGCACTGCCGCTGGCGAACTGCTCGAAGGCGACCTCCAGCCCGCCGCCGCCGCCTGAGAATCGCTGACCGACGACGAGAGGAGGTAGAGGCTGATGGTACTCATCGCACCTACCGCACCCGTCGCCGCCCCGGCCCGTACGGCACTCCCGTACGGGCTGGGGAGCGTCCTCGGCTGGCGCAACGGCGACCGTTTCATGACCGGCGTGAACTGGGTGTCCATCACCTGCGATCCCGCCGGTGGTCGTGGTGGCCCCCACTGCGACCCCGAAGATGTCGTGGGGCTCCCGAAGGACTTCTCCGGCGAGCGCACGTCCGGTGAGGCTCTGCCCTTCATCGTCTACGGACACGACCAGTGCAACGCCGTGGCGAACAGCCCGGCGGAGGCTCAGGAGTTCGCGACTCAGCACCTTCTCGCTCGCGAGGAGGCCCGTGCTGAGCAGGCCCTCTGGTTCGGCGACCTCGGCAACGTGCCGAACTTCGTCGGCGCGAACGGCTACGACGCTCCGGTCGACCTCGGGGACTTCCCCGCAGTCGAGGCGCTGGCCGCGGTCGAGCAGGGGATCGCCGAGCAGTACGGCTCGCTCGGCGTGATCCACATGAGTCGCAACACTGCGACGATCCTGTCGAAGTACCTGGAGAAGCGAGGCGGTCGGCTCTACACCCGCGGCCTCGACACCCCGGTCATCGCGGGCACCGGCTACCCCGACGGCCAAATCGCGGGCACCGGGGCGCTCATCGGCTACCGCGGCGACGTGATCACCTCCAGCGACCGCCCCGGCGATCTGCTGGATCGTGGGCAGAACATCATGTACGCCGTCGCCGAGCGGGAGTACGTCATCGGCTTCGACCCGTGCGCGGTCGTCGTGGCCTCGATCACCCCCGGAGGAGACAACGTGCCTGGACCCGCTGGCGCAAGCGCCTACGAGATTGCCGTGGAGAACGGCTTCGTCGGAACCGAGCAGGAGTGGCTGGACTCACTGGTCGGCCCTGCCGGAGACGACGGGACCGCGGCCACCATCGCCGTCGGCACCGTCACGACCGGGGCTCCGGGCTCCGCGGTCACGGTCGCGAACTCCGGTACGCCGACCGCCGCTGTGCTCGACTTCTCGATTCCCGAGGGCGACGCCGGGGCAGATGGCACCGACGGCACCGACGGTGATGACGGCGCACCTGGCGTCGTGCAGTCCATCGTCCAGGGCACCGGCGTCACCGTCGACAACACTGACCCCGCCAACCCGATTGTGAGCGCACCATGACCGACACCGGCTTCGAGTACCCGGATGGCTCCCAGCCGCCCCTCGATGAGAACGGCAACCCGATCCTGGAGGACCGGAGTGCCGAGTTCCCCGACGAGGCGGCTGAGGCCACCGAGGTCGTCGGCGAACCCCTCATCGAGACTCGCGACGGTCGCCTGCACAACCTCGGCCCCGGCTCCGGCATGTCCGGTTACCGCGGGCTCGCGGCGAAGCGGGCGGAGAAGGCGTCGCCGGTCGCACCGGTAGCGCCCGACACCGACGAGGAGCGCCAGGCGGCTCTCGCGCTCGCCGCGGAGAAGGGCTACACCGAGGCGGACCTCGTGGACTCCGATGGCAACCCGCTCGACGTGGCGGGCATCCACCGATCCCTCCAGGTCGAGGGTGAGGGCGAGCAGGGCCAGGAGAGCGGCCAGGACGCTCCAGAAGGCATCGGCACGGACGACGACACCACGGAGGACGAGAACGGCCCGGAGACGGGCACGGAGGGCTCCAGCGATGGCGACGAGCCGGAGGGTGACGAGTCCGACGGCGATGAGTCCGAGGACGAGCCCGCCGACGAGGGCTACGACCCCACCGCACACACGGTCACCGAGGTTTCGGCCTACCTCGATGAGCACCCTGACCAGGCCACCTTCGTCCTCGACCGCGAGCGTGCTGGCAAGGCGCGCGTCACACTGATCGGAGCCTGACATGGCAACCAAGTGCATCATCCCGCTCCTCGGCAAGCGCCTCCGCGCCACCGAACTCGACAACTGTGGCGCTGTGTTCACCGGTGCCATGCAGATCGCCACCGACGGCTTCGTGTCGATCACGCTGTCCTCCGAAATCGAGGAGGGCACCGAAATCATCGTCCGCAAGGCGAACGGTGCTCTCTGCGTGAACGAGAAGATGGCCGACTCGTTCAAGCGGTTCACCATCGAGATTGACTTCTGTGGAGTCAACCCCTCGATGCTGGCGCTGGTGACCAACGCCGAGGAGTACACCGACGGCGAGGACGTGATCGGCTTCACGGTCCCCGAGGGCGAAATCAAGAAGTGGTTCGCGCTCGAACTGTGGACCGGCCTCAGCGGCGTCGTCTGCGCTCCCGGTACGGAGGAGGCGAGCGGGTACATCCTGCTCCCGTTCATCACGGCGGGCGTGCTCGGTGACATCGAAATCACCGGCGAGGACGCGATCACCTTCCAGATGACCGGCGCGTCGACCAAGGGTGGCAACCAGTGGGGCGTCGGCCCGTACGACGTGTACGGTACGCCCGCGGGTCCGCTCCCCGAGGCGCTCGACCCGTTCGACCACCTGCTCATGATCGAGACGACCATCGCCCCTCCGCCCGAGGCGTGCGACCCGGCTCCGGTCCCGGCACCGGCACCGTAAGGACGACCAATGGTTGAGCCCACGCTCACCGACGACGCCGCCGCCATCTCGGCGGCGGCGTTCGTCGTTCCGACCGAGCCACCCGTCACTCAGGCGTGCGGATGGCCGGTCGTGTACCTCGACTGTGCCGACGACGACTGCGCCGCCTACAGTCAGTTCCCCGAGGACCAGCAGGCCGCGGCTCAGGCATGGTTCGAGGCTCAGGCCATCGACATCCTGTGGAACGCGACCAACGGCGTGTTCGGCGTCTGCGATGTCGAGATTCGCCCGTGCCGCCAGGGGTGCCAGGGCAACGCCGACTGGTCCTCGACGTTCTGGGGCCGCGGTCCCGGCTTCGACCGGGGCTTCCCTCGACTCGGGATGGGCGGTGCGGGCACAGGCTCGTTCTACCCGGTCCTCGTCTCCGGCCAGTGGTACAACGTCACGTGCGGGTGCCTCGGCTCCTGCTCCTGCTCGCCCAGCGGCCCGAACGTCATCTCGCTCCCCGGCCCGGTGGTCGCGGTCACGGAGGTCACCATCGACGGGCTCACCGTCGACCCGGCGACGTACCGCATCGACCGCGGGCGCTGGCTGATCCGCGACGGCGACGAGCCCTGGCCCGGATGCCAGGACATGAACGTCCCGGCGGACGCGGTGGGTTCCTTCGTCGTGCGCTACACGCGCGGCATCCAGGTTCCCGCCGGTGGTCAGATCGCGGCGGGGCGGCTCGCATGCGAACTCGCGATGGCCGCGTGCGGAGACGACGACTGCGCGCTCCCCGACAACTGGCAGACGATCACCCGGCAGGGCCTCACGGTGAACGCCGACCCGAACATGGACGGCACTCAGGTCACCGGCATCTGGTCGATTGACGAGTGGATCAAGCAGGTGAACCGCCCGAAGTCGTTCGCGTCGGTGCGCTCTGTCGACCTCCCGAACCTCAGATAGGGTCAGGTCATGGCCGCTCCCGACTTCAAGGTGTACCTCGACCACTACCGCGACCTCATCGCCGCGGCCCTCAACCCCGTGCCCGGAAAGGTGTTCGTCCAGCCGGGCTCGGAGGTCGCGTGGGACCAGGAGAAGTGCGACGGCCAGGCGTGGTCGCGCATCGTCACGCTCACGCCCGTGATCGGCACGCGCAAGGCCAACGGGGTCGCATGTGTCGAGTGGTGGGACGTGACGTTCGCCGTCGGCGTGCTCCGGTGCGTGACGAACCTCACCGCTCGCGGCAAGGTGCCCACCGCCGCGCAGATCACCGCCGACGGGCACGAGTTCGCCGACGACCTCGTGGCGCTCCTCACCGCCATCGAGTGCGACGAGTACGTGCGGCAGATCGTCACTGCGACCCCCATCGGGCCGTCGGGCAACGCCGCGGGCTCCGAGGTGCAGTTCATCGTCCGCGTTCAGCCCTGCTGTGGGTGACCGTGGCCGGGGCGAAGGTCAAGGTCAACATCCACCGCGGCCAGGTCGTCTCGGTCGTCGGTCCCATCGCTGAGCGCGCGGCGTACAAGGCGGCGCAGAAGGGCCGCGGCTACATCATCTCCGAGATTCGTGCCGCGGGCCGGGTCAAGACCGGACGGATGATCCAGGGCATGCAGGTGCGCACTATCTCCTCGACCGACCTCATCCGCCGGTACGAGGTGTCGTCGTCGGCCCCGTACACGCTGTTCCAGAACAACGGCACCCGAGCACACGGCCCCCGAACCAAGCAGGTGATGAGGTTCATCCCGAAGGGCGGTTCGACCTACGTGTTCGCGAAGTGGGTCCGGGGCATCGAGGGCGCGCACTTCATGGAGAAGGGTGCCGCTCGGCTCCGGGCTTCGGACTTCGTGTAGACCCGAACCGCCGTTCGACCGTATGCTGGAGTCATGCCCGCACAGACCGTAGTGACCAAGAGGAAGCCCGCCGCGGCGAAGGCTCCCACCGACCGCCAGCCGAAGGCCACCGCCGCGAAGGCGTCGACCGCTCCCATCATCGACATCGAGGACGAGTCCGAGCCGATCCCGGTGCGGCTCATCGGCGTCGACTACGTGGCCCACCGCCCGAAGGCGATGCTGGCCGTGCGTCTCGGCGAGCGCATCCAGAACGTCGACATGAACGACATCGAGGAGGTCGTCAACCAGTTCGGCGCGTTCCTCAAACTCACGTTCGGGTCCGAGACGAGCCAGGCGATCATGGCCCGGCTGGAGGACGAGGACGACCGGCTCGACGTGCACCACCTGTTGAAGTTCGTGGAGCAGATCACGGAGGTCGTCGGTGGACGCCCTTCTACGTCGCCTCCCGCCTCGGACAACTAGCCGTCAGCAGGTGGGAGGCTCTGAACGGCTACGCAGTAGCCAACGGCCTCCAGGACATTCGAGCGATGCCGTTCCCGGCGTTCCTCGACTTCGTGTACTACATGCTCACGCGCAACGCGGACGAGCAGGCTGTCGAGAAGTTCCGCCGGAACCTCTGGATGCCACCCAAGGGTGTAGCGCCCGACAAGCGCTCGCCCTGGTCCCCTGAGCGCGAGACTGCGGCCTTCCGGCAGGTGAAGGCCCTGACCACCGGTCAAGCCCCGGTGCTCGACGCGAGCGGGGGATCGTAGCGCTTCGCGGGCTAGTCCCGCTACCCTAGAGAACGAGACAGGGCGACGCTCATACCGCCCGTCGGCTACCGCATTGGCTGACGGGAGGAGGGCACATGGCGGACAACAACGTCGGCGCGGTGTCCATCACCATCGAAGCCGACGCATCCTCGATCCCCGAGGATGTCGAGAAGGCGGCACGCGGAGTCTCGTCCGTCGGTGAGCGACTGGCCCGACTGATCAACAAGGGCCTGGCCGACGGCTTCCGTTCGTCCATCTCCAGCGCCATCGATCCCGTGCGCGAGAAGATCGTCTCGACTCTCCAGTCCGCGGGCTCTCAGGCGGCATCGGCGATGGCACGGGCGCTCGGTCCCGCCGCGGCCCCATTCAAGAACCTCGTCGCCGGGTTCAACGACACTAAGGCCGCGGCGTCCTCTCTGACCGGCGCGATGGGCACCATCGGAGGGGCGGCGCGATCCGCCCTCAACCCAGCCATCACCGCCACGCAGAACCTCGTCGCCGGGTGGCGGGACAACCAGGCCGCGGCCTCGTCCTTCACCGGCGCTCTTGGGACCGTGGGTGGCCTGGCACGGGCCGCATTCAACGGCGCGCAGTCCGCGGTCACCACGTTCGGCTCCGTCGCCAAGAGCGCCTTCGACGGGCTCGTGTCGGTCGCCTCCTCGGTGTGGGAGAAGATCAAGTCGGGCGCGGCCTCGGCGATGAAGGTCATCGGCTCCACGGTCGCTGACGGACTCGCGGTCGCGGGCAAACTCGCCGGGACCGCCATTGCGGGTACGGTCGGCGTCGCGCTGACCAAGGGCTTCTCCCGGCTGGAGTCCATCGACACGGCGACGGCGAAACTCCAGGGCCTCGGGCACAGCGCGGAGTCGATCACCGGCATCATGCAGTCGGCCACGAACGCGGTCAAGGGCACCGCCTTCGGGCTCGGCGACGCGGCCTCGGCGGCGGCACAGTTCTCGGCGGCAGGCATCCCCCTGGAGGGCATGGAGCGCTCGCTGAAGGTGCTCTCCTCGACGGCGGCGGTCGCGGGCACCGACCTCGGCACGATGACCTCGATCTTCGGCAAGGTCGCGGCCACCGGCAAACTGTCGGGCGAGGTGCTGAGCCAACTCTCCGAGCGCGGCATCCCGATCCTCTCCCTGCTCGCCGACCAGTACGGCGTCACTGCGGAGGAAGCGCAGAAGATGGTGTCGGACGGCAAGGTGTCGTTCGAGGACTTCCAGACTGTGCTCGAAGGGTCGCTCGGCCCCGCCGCCGCGGCGATGGGTGGCTCGTTCTCGGGCATGCTGACCAACGTCGGTGCGGCGCTCGGACGACTCGGTGCCGCGGCACAGGCTCCGGCGTTCCAGGCGCTCAAAGGTCTGTTCCCGCCGATCATGTCGGCCATCGACCAACTCACCCCGGTCGTGGCGGCGCTCGCCACTGCCCTCGGAGAGCGCCTGGCTCCCATCGTGGAGAAGCTGTCGGGGTTCCTCGGCTCCCTCGACCTCTCCGGCTTCGCCGCGTCGCTCACAGGGGCCGGTGGGGGCGCGTCGTCCTTCGTCTCGGCGCTCGGGCCGCTCCTCCCGGTGCTCGGTGCCGCGGCGGGCATGTTCGGCCCTCTGCTGACGAACCTCCCGGTCGTCGGTGGCCTGTTCGCCGGGCTCACCGGTCCTGTCGGGCTCGCGGCGGGCGCTCTCCTCGCACTAACCGCGATTAAGCCTGAGACGCTGATGGCGGGCTTCGACTCCATCGCTGGTGCCCTGCCGGGCATCATCAACGGGATTGTGGGGGCCATCTCGACTCTCGTGCCCGCGATGGTCAGCCGGATCGCCGAGAACATCCCCGTGTTCGTGAACGGCATCCTGCAACTGGTCACTGCCGTGATCCCGGCCATCGCGACGGCGATCCCCCAGATCGTAACCGCGGTTACGACGATCATCCCGACGATCATCACCACGCTCCTCGCCGCGATCCCGCAGATTCTCATGGCGGCGCTGACCCTGTTCCAGGCGATCATCCAGGCGATCATCACCGTCGTCCCTCAGATCATCACCGCGCTCGTCACGATGATCCCGCAACTCGCGACCGCGCTCCTCTCTGCGCTCCCGCTGATCATCACTGCCGCCCTCGAACTGTTCATGGGTATCGTGCAGGGCGTCATCACAGCGATCCCGGCCATCATCTCCGCGGTGCTCGAACTGCTCCCGGTCCTCCTGGAGACGGTCGTCGGGATGATCCCCGACCTGATCAACGCCGCGCTCGAACTGTTCCTCGGGATCATCATGGGCCTCGCGGAGGCGATTCCCTCGATCATCTCGGCGCTCCTCGCGCTCCTGCCGCAACTGATCAGCACTCTCATCGGCATGATCCCGACCCTCATTCAGGGCGCGGTGTCGCTGTTCACCGGCATCGTCCAGGCCCTCCCCAAGGTGATCCCCCAGATCATCTCGGCCCTCATCGGGCTCGCGCCGGTCATGGTGAACGCCCTGATCCAACTCGTGCCGCAACTGATCCAGGCTGGTATCGACCTCATCGGCGGGCTCGTCAACGGCCTCCTGTCGGCGGCGGGACAGGTCGGCGAAGTCCTCCTCGGGATCGCTCAGGATGCCGTCGGTGACTTCCTGTCGTTCCTCGGCATCCACTCCCCCTCTCGACTGATGTACGGGGCCGGTAAGGACACGATGCAGGGGTACATCAACGCCCTGCACGACATGAGCGGCGAGGCGTCCGACGCGATGACCGAAGCACTCACCCCGCCACCCGCACCGGGCCTGGAGCCGAGCGCCGCGGGCCTCGGTCGAGTCGGCGCGACGACCCCCGGTGCCGCGGGAACCGGCACGAGCCTCCTAACCCCCACGCCCGGCGGTAGCGGTACATCCGTCGTCGTGCAGGAGGGTGCGGTCAAGGTCGAAGGCCCCGACCCGTACAAGGCGGCTATCGAGGTCGGCGACCGCCTGGCTGAAAGGATCGCCGCATGAGCATCTACGAGGGATACCTGTCGTTCGGCGGGAACGAAATCGTCAACAACTCCCGCACGTGGGGCATCAGCAGGACCGCTCAGCCGTGCCCGATGTTCTGGCTCAAAGGCGATGTCTGCGCGACGATGAACGGTGCGCTGTTCGAGGCCGCGCCGTACGACTACGACTCGATCACCCTGACACCCTGGTACGACCAGGACGTGCCGCAGAGCGGCGACTTCTTCGGTTTCTTCGCCTACTCGATCACCGAGGCGATGGACTCGACGCGCACGGTGTCCCGCACGGAGAGCATCACCGATGGCGGCGTGCTCGGACGGACCCGGAAGGCGACCAAGACGATGCGGGTCCGGGGTCTGCTCATGGGTCGTGGACGCCTGGCAATCGAATACGGTCAGGCGTGGCTCTCCGCCGCTGTCGACCCGAATGCGTGCGGTCAGCACGGCACCGAGTGCGGCCTGACGGACCTCCAGTGGTTCGCCGACTGCCCGCCTGATCGCGGCACGGTCGTCGTTCCGCCGGAAGACCCGGAAGACCCTCCGACTCAGCGCCCGCAGACCGACGAGGAGTATGCGGCGACGGTGCAGGGCTACGTCCGGTACATGCACGATGTCGCGGCCATCTCCGGCCCGATCATCACGAACACGCTCCAGGCGGGCGACTTCATGGCCTACGAGGTCGAGATGGTGTTCGCCGCGGAGCGCCCGTGGGTGTACGGAGCGACCCGAGATGTCGACCTTCCCCCGACGACTCCTCTGATCATTCAGGACATCCCGTACAACCTCGTGCCGTCGCCGAGCGCCGAACTCGCCTCCGGCGACGTGGTGGCGTCCCGCAACCTCTCCACGAACCCGAGCGTGGAGACGAACGCGACGGACTGGTCCGTGCAGGCCGGTGCTCCGATCCTTGTGGCGAACGTCGCCGGTGCGCGCTCGACAGCGCTCGCCGCGGTGGGTGCCGCCTCGTACCGGGCACTGTTCACTGCGCCGAGCGCCGGTGTCAATGGCTGGTTCGGGGCTCAGCAGACGGTCCCGATCACGGATGCCCTCGAACGGCACTCCATCAACATCTGGTCAGCGCTCATCCCTCTCGCCGGGGCCTCGGTGCCGTTGCAGATCGACGTGGTGGCGATCTGGCAGAACGCGGCCAGCGCGACTCTCCGCACTGACGCTCTCGGGACGATCCCGAACGCCGGTGGTGTCGTGTCCGCGGCCCGCCTTCTCCCACCTGTCGGGGCCACCAAGGTCATCGTCCGCTCGATGGGCCGACTGACCTCCTGGGCCAACGGGTCCACAGTCCAACTGTTCGCCGACGCGCTCGCCGTCACGGTGCCCTGAGAGAAGGTGGATCATGGCATACGACGCCTCAATCAGCGGGTCTTACTCCGGTCGCTCCTCGTACTACTCGTTCCTCTACGTGCGGCGCGACCTGACCGACGTTCCCAACAACCGGTCGTCCTACGCTTGGGCCTACTATGCTCGCGGCCCGGCAGGTGTCTCCTACGTTCTCGATGCGTTCGCATACGGCGTCAACGTCGGTGGTCAGGGGTTCAGCGGCTCCCACAACCTCGACTTCCGAGGCACCTCCGAGGTCGTGCTCGGGTCTGGGACGACGAACTGGTTCGGCCACGACGGCAACGGCTACCTGTCCATCGTCATCGACGCTTGGCACGGCCCCGCGTCGATCTTCGGCACGTCCGACCCGCCCTCCCTGTGGTTCGCGACTGACCGCATTGCTCAGCGCCCATCAACTCCGGGCACGCCTACGCTCAGCAACATCACGACGAACAGCGTGCAGGTCACGTGGGCGATCCCGGACAATCGCGGCGCGGCAATCGACCAGATGCTCCTCCGCTACTCCACGAACCCGAACGTGGAGGCCGGGCCGTACACCGACCTCACGAACGGCGGAAACGTCACGACTCGCACGGTTACCGGCCTGACCCCCGGTGTGACCTACTACTTCGTCGTGTACGCGCACAACTCGGTCGGTTACTCGAACCGGTCGGGCACGGCGTCGGCGCAGACGATCCCGGCGACCCCTCCGCCCTTCACGGTCGAGCCGTCCCTGTCGGGCACGCAGGCCGTGGTGTCGTTGACCCCACCCTCGGGATCGACGGGCGTCACTGGGTACGAGGTGCGCTACCGGCCCGTGGGCGGCGCGGAGACGACGGTCACCGGACTCTCCCCGATCACGGTCACCGGACTGACCCCCGGCGTCTCGTACGAGTGGTCGGCGCGCGCGATGTTCGGCACAACGCCGAGCCCGTGGTCGGACTGGGTGACGTACTTCCAGCCGAACCCGAACACTAACCCCGGTCAGTATTTCGACGGCTCGACGGCGGACACCGCCGACATCGACTTCCAGTGGACCGGCACGGTCAACAACTCCACGTCGCGTGCTGTCGGCAAGAAGGTTACCGGCTGGACCGACTTCGCCACCGCGGCGGCAGTCTCCGGTGGCACCGGCGCTCAGTACCGCGTCACCGGCGCGGTGGGCCTCTACCCCGAGGGACAGCCCAGTGGCTCATTCGCATGTCGGTACGTGTTCTTCCGCGACGCGACCGCGGCGGGATTCCGCGCGGGCACCGAGAACACTGCGGCGGGTCGCGCCGAAGTCAGCGAAGGCGGCGTGTACTTCGGCTCGATCTACGCCCGCCCCTCGCGCTCTCAGCGCCTCGCGGCTGTCATCACCCTGATCCCCTCCGGTGGTGGCGCAGTCCAGCGCGTCGTCGGCGCGAGCCAGGTCGTGCCCGCGGGGACCAGCGTGCGGCTCTCAGTGAGCGGCATGGCCTCCTTCGACGGCTGGGCCACGGTCGAGGCTGTGGATGTCGCTGGAGCAGGCTGGAGCCTGTGGCAGGGCGGCGAGACGATCACGGTGGACGCCGCGATGATCACCGTCGGCTCGCAGTTCCCCTACTTCGATGGCTCGACACCCGACACCGGCCAGTTCGACTACGCCTGGCTGGGGGCCACGAATGCGAGCGTCAGCACGCGCACCACTCTCGATGTGGACGTGGACGACCCGCTCGCTGACCCCGACTGCCCGCCTCCCCCGACCGCTCCTGGCCCGCCTCCCATCGAGGACGACTGCATTACCGAGGTCGGCGTCTGGCGACGCTACTGGGTGCAGATCAACCAGCCCGAGGTCGCGCAGTGGATCGCGACGATCCCGACCCTCACCCTGTCGACCGGCGCACAGGCCGCTCGTGAGGTGCGCATCCGGTACTACGAGAACCCGGAGAACACCCCGCCGAGCGCATTCACGCCCGGCGACTTCGTAGCCGAGCAGATCGTCCGCTACATGCCTCCGAACACGGTGCTCAACCTCGACGGGGTGAGCGAGCGCGCTCGGGCGAGCGTCGCCGGTGGCGACTGGATCGCGGCTGACCACCTCGTCTACGGCACGGGTGGAGCCCCCGCGACCTGGCCCCTCCTGGAGTGCGGTCTAGGCTTCCTGGTGTCTCTCGATGTGCCGCTGGATGCAACCCTCGGCAATCTCTCCTCCGACCTCGCGCTCACCCGAAGGATGCTCTGATGGCCCAGAAAGTCAGCGTCTACGGCGACGACTGCGTGCAGGGCCACACGGCCCTGATCTACGACCGGGGCGGGAAGAATCGGTGGCGGCAGTTGGTCGACCTCAGCAGTGTCCGTTGGGGCCGTACACGCGATGCGTTCACCGGCTCCGAGATTGTGCTCGCGGGTCGCTCCTGCCAGGCGCAGTCGAGCGTCATCACCGGCATCGAGCCCCGTCGACACGAACTCGTCATCTGGCGGGGCTCGGAGCGCGTGTACGAGGGTCCGATCCTCGACGTCAAGACGTATCGGGACCGCGCCGTGATCCTCGGCATGGACATCGGGGAGTACCTGAAAGGCACCGCGCTCTCCCAGGACTACCCGTGGGACACCGGCGAGCCGATCAGCGCGTCGTCGGCGCTCATGACGGAGCGCGTGGCTGACATCCTCGGGATCGAACTCACCGAGCCGTACGACATGATCATCGGCACCGGCGGGGCGGCGACCGAGGTCACCGTGCCGCGGTGGGAGAACCTGGACCCGCCAGCGAACATCCTGCCGCACATCGAGGTCCGCCGCTCCGAGACTCTGCTGACCCGCTCGAACACGCTCGCCTTCGAGATGAACGTCGCTGAGCACCTCCAGAATCTCGCCGAGGGTGGGCTTGACTTCACCACCGTCGGTCGGAAACTTCTCGTGTGGGACAGTGCCCAGTCCATCGGTCGCACCCGCGTCGTCACCGACGCGGACTTCGACGGCGAACTCGAAATCATCAAGGCGGGCGGCGAGCACTACAGCATCAGCCACATCTCCGCCCAGCGCGACGAGCAGGAGGAGGCCACCGACCCCGGCGACCCCGTGCCGAACGTCGGCAACGCCGGTGGCGAGAACCCCTACTACGGGGTCTGGACGAACATCGTCTCGCTCTCCAGCGAGGACGGCGACGACGATCCCACGCAGGACGCCCTCAACAGCCAGGCCCAGCGTGATCAGGTGGGCCGCACTCCGGTGCCCATCGAGATTCGCGTCCCCGACGGCGCGACCCTCCGCACCAACGCGACGCTCGGGATCAACGACCTCGTACCGGGGGTGATCATGCCGGTGCGCGCCGATATGAACCTCCGGCAGATTCAGCAGGACCAGCGCCTCGACAAGATGGTCGTCACGGAGACTGCGGCGGGCGAGACGATTTCGGTCACGCTGTCCTCGGTGGGTATCGTGCAGGCGGTGGCCTGATGGCG